TTGCCAGAATTTGGAACTCCTGTTATTATAGTCCATTCACCCATAGAGATCCTCAGCAAATTTTCTGCATTCTTAAAACCCATGCTAAAGTTTTTGATCCCAGATTTGTTGAAACTTATAACATCATTCCAAATAGAATCTAATTCCAGGATCCCATCTAAGGGGAATGATTTTCTATTATTTTCCAGGATCTCCTGGAGCTTTAAGATCCCCTCACTACATAGGATCTCATTAGCATCTTTAAATCCATTAGCATCAATATATTTGCATCTAAATTTACCTAATCTCCTGGCTAATTCATTCCTTAAAGCTAATCCAGGATCATCATTATCAGTAAATAATATGATCTCTTTCATCTTATCAAAATACTTATAACAATTATCCAGATATTCTAATCTCTGAGATCCAGAGCTTGCTCCATTTGGAACAGATATAACATTCTTAATTCCAGCCTCATATAATGATAATGCATCTATCTCACCCTCAACAATAAAACATTGTTTTAGATCTTTAATAGAATCAAGATTATAAAATATAAGCTCAGCATTTTTCTCCATTGCAAAGTTTTTATTTTTATCTCTAAACTTTACATTAATAAGCTGATTATCTCTGAAATAATTAAAGTTAATTGCTTTTTGTTTTGATTGAGTTTGAGAGAAATACCTAGTTGATTCTGTTACTTTAAAATCTTTAAGAGTAGGCTCATAGATCTCCCTGGATCTAAAATATTTTATTATAGGATCTGAGAGATCTGTTAAGCTGATCTCTGGAATAATATATTCTGTTTTTTGTTTAAATCTTACAGATCCATGCCAGTTACAATTATGGCAATTAAAATTACCATCTGTAATATTAACAGATAAACAAGGATCATTTTTCTTTTTTCTCTCATGAGAACATTTTGGGCATCTAGTTTTGATCTGGCCAGCTGATCTATTTCTTAGATCAATCCCCAGATCCTGGAGTTCATTAACATAGTTCATTCAAATATATTTAATTTAGTTTTTAATTGGTTTAAGTTGATTAGATCATAATCTTTCAATACATAATTATTGAAATATCTATATGATATATTTTTTTCCTGGAATAACATTTTATTAGTTGCAAAGCCTATAAATCTAAAACTTTTATATGGAAATTCAGATCTAAAAAATGCAAAAATATTGCAATCAGATCTAAGATCTGGAGATACCATTAATGGATAGTGTTTAGATGTACATTTAACATCAATTGAGAATCCTCTATAATTAGCATCATATTCATCAGATCCATTCTCTTTACTTTTATTATATACTTTAAAATCTGGCATTAAATTCATCTCTCTGCAAAAAATAAACTCAGCTCCAAAACCCATTTTATTTAGCTCTAATCTTGGTTTTTTGGATTTTGTTTTTAGTCCATCCCATCCTGTTTTTTCTTTGTGATCTTGTCGCTGTTTAGCTACAAAATTGATTAGATCTATTTCAGATCTCGATAAATTATATAGTTTATTTTTTTCCACTTCTCAAATATTTAGTGATCTCAATTATATCCTTTTGAGATAATAATTGTTTTAAATGAAACTCTGTTAATAATCCAGATTTTGTTTTAGCAAATAGGTTAAAGTTTTCATCCAGGTAAAAGAACTCTAAGCCTTTTATCTTATTAAATGATCCTGGTTTTGATTCTTTATTATACAGATCTGCAAACCTATCAATATATTTTAAGCCATTTTTATCTTTATTCCTCAGCTTTAATAATGTTTGAAAATTATCACTCCAGAAATCATGAGATCTAAAAAACTGGCAGATCTTATAAACTTCTCTAAGATCATATTTATCAATCCTCTCAATTTGATCCAGGCATTTGATCCATTTGTTTTTTGTGGCAGTTGTTCTGGGTTGATATTTAGTTGGAAATAATTTGACAAAATGGGGCAAAATATTTTCATACTTATTATCTATTATATTATTAATAGTAGTATTATTAATATTACTTTGTTTAGGATTTTCAGTAATCGGTTTTCCAGTAACTGGTTTTCCTAAAGTCAAATGCAATTCATAGCCATTATATTTGCCATTAGATCTAATTTCTTTTTTGATCAGCCAGCCATGATCCTGGAGCTCTTTCAATGCAGTATTAACAGCATCTCTGCCATTTTTAAAATGCCCAGCTATAAAAGAAACTGAGATCCCATGCCCAGGCTTATGAGAAAACAACCAACAATAAATGCCAGTTGCTTGCATTGATATTCCTTTAGATCTAAAGATCTGATTTGGAATGGCAGTAAATTTTTCTAATTCTTTTGGTTTATATATTTTGGTTTTTGTCATTAACTAAGGTTTTAACTTGATCAGAGAAATCTCTTATATCTAAATAGGATCTTACAAATTGATCCAGGGAAATATCTTCATCCCCAAATTTCTCAAATAATATTTCTATTAATAGATCAAATTCTGTTTTGGTTAATTTGCCAACAAATTCAAATTCCTCATCTTCATGCTGTTCTTTGTATGTTGTGCATCTTACTTTTTGCTTGGTTTCGCTGTAAAAAATAAAGTTATAAAACATTCTTAAAATATTTATCAATTAATTCAACTCCATCCTCATAGCTATATATTACATAGCTAGCCCATTTTCTGGTTTTAAGCTCTTTTAACCAACGATCTTGATTTTCTGTTGGCTTATTATATTTAATTTTAAATTCAATGGCTAAGCCATTATATTTATTATTTGGATCAAAGATCATAAGATCTGGAACTCCTGGAGATACCCCAAGATATTTGATCAAAAATTGCTCCCATCTGGATCTTTTACCCTCATTTGGAACATGAGTAAATAATTTACCAGGATAATTAAATTTCAAATAAGTAATCACAGCATGCTGGAGCTTATGTTCTTTTGTCAGATATTTTTGATAGGGATTGCTCATCTATTTCTTTGCCTAAATTAATTTTAACAAAGAGAGCCTCCAATTTTGTTAGTTTATCCTTACAAGTTACAATATTGTTTTCTAAACTTAACAATTTCTGGATCCCATTATCATTAAACAAATAAAATTCATTCTCTTTTGTACATGCTGGAGCAATACATAAATGATAATAATTGATCATATCCGTTTCATATTTATTGATTATACTGGATGCATATGCCTCAGAGCAATCTGCAAAGAATGCAATTTTTTCAATTGGCATTGATGGATCATCAGCATATAGATCCAGTATTTTTTGCTTTTTGTTTTTTACAGCCATTATGATCATAATATTTTGCATCCCCAGGCATTTTGTTTGTGCCATAAATGGCCATGAGGTTTACCAGTTTCTAAATACTTTTTATACTGGCTCACAGCATTTTTCCATAACATCTCCCCCTCCTCTAATAGATCATCAGATAATGTAAAAACATCAACCTTATATGGATGAACATTCTCGATTGCTATTATACGGAATGCTTTTGGATAAAATCCTAGCATTGCTGAATAAAAATGAGCCTGGATATGATACCCTAATTTTTTACATTCATATTTAAATGCCTGGGGTTTTATGTTCCTGGTTGTTTTAATATCTGCAATAAATCTACCTCCATCAGATTCATGAATAATATCTGGCCTTACTTTGATCTTTACGCCATCATACTCACCAAAATAACTCTGTTCAATTTTACCTATACAGCTGTTTCTAGCTAGTTGGATCTTATCTCTATTATATTCCATTTTTTGGAGGATCTGATATTCATCATCATCTATGATCATTTTTCCCTCTGCTCTTTTATTATGCCAGGCAAATTCATCCTTGCCAGCCTTAGATCTTTTATCAATCTTGGGCATTATATAAAATTCAGTTAAGAATTTATCTTTTTCTAATAAAAAGGAATGAGTTGCTGATCCCATGATCATGGCCTTAGATGGCTCTCTATTTGGATCTGGATTTAAATAATTATATAATGAATCATTAACTATTGTTTTGATCCCAGAGCATGAAAGAGCATCATTTGAATGATAATCTTTGTTGCTCATGTTTTTCTTTACTTTAAGATTTTTTAATTCTACTGGTATTTTTTCCATTTTTTTTATTGGTTTTAATTAATTCTATTTTTAACAATATTAGATAGCCAATGAGATCTGAAACGGAATCCTCCGTTTGATCATTGATTCCTTTGTTTTTGATCCTGGATAATTTATCATCAATCCTAGCTCTTATCCCCTCAATAGAATCTAGTTTACTAAATATCTTTGGGGGATGATTAGCTGTATCTCCATAGGCTTCATTTTTCTCCAGGAGGAGCTCAATAATATCTCCTCCTATTTTTCTGATCAGATCTGCTGTTGATTTTGCCATTAATGCTGAGTAACTTTAATTAGAATAAACATAATAGCTGGAATTGCAGTAAATACAGCATCCCAGATATTAAACTTTGTTACCCCTCGATCTACATCCCAGAGCTCTTTGCCAACAGCAATGAATACCAGGATAAACCAGGCAGATATAACATGCATAAACATAACCAGAGGCCATGCAATAACAGCTCCCCAGAAAAAATGTTTGAGCTTATCCTGGGGAATTAAATTTGATAAATATTTATATATTTTTTCCATCATATTTTAGGGTTTAATTTATAATATTGATCCTCAACATCTTTATAATCTATATCTAAGGTTTTAAGGATCTCTCTTTGATCTTGGAGCTTTTGTTTTATTTCATCACTCATTCCATAATAAGAGATCTCAGTTAGAGTTCCCTTATATAAAGTCATGTACAAAATTTTAAGCTCATATAATTTATTTGGTATTGCCATAGTTAAAATATTTGATTAATAAATTTTTCTAAGTTTAAAAATAGTATTGTTAAAACAAAACAACAAATGCTAAGGCCAGCATAAGTTGCATACCATTCAAAATTTTTGATCTTTGGTTTTTCATCTTTTAAGATGCTTTTAATATTTCTTTTTATTTGTTTCATTTTTTTTAAATTATAAAGGGGCATTCCAGCCCCTTAGTTATTATTGTATTATATTCCTAGATCTGCAAAAATATGATCATTATGAGCAACAGCATTGAGCTTATTGTTTACAGAGTCAAAAATTATTTCTGCATTTTTTAAGCAAAATGATGGAGGAAATCCCTCTCTTAAATTTCTCCTTTCAGATAAAAATTTCCAGGCTGATCTTGTAAGAGATCTCAATTGATTATTAAATTCATGATCCATAATTATTGAAAATAAAGATCCAGATATTCTAGTTAATGTTAATTCAAAATATTTTACATCATGAATTTTTTGTAAATCTTTATTTTTTATTACAGCCCATTTCATTCTTTCAAGATCCTGGGCAGTTGTTCTAATGAAAGCAATTTCCATATCAGTTAATAAATTGCTTTTGTTTTTAAAATCTACGATTCCAATTTTTTTGTTTAAGTTTTTCATTGTTTTAATTTTTAATTAGTATTAGTTTTTTTTGACTTAGAACATCCCCCAGCTGAGGGATGTTTTCGGACATTAAGTCCTCATCAGTAAGCCTATAAATCTCCTTTAGCTTTTAAAACATTAGTATAATCAACATTATCTATTCTTACAACATTGTTAGTTCTTCCATCTCCTAATCCTTTTAAAGATCCATTTTGAGTAACCCATACTCTTTCTCCTCCTGTGCATACTTCTTTACCAGAAAATATTTTTCTGTAAGTTCTAAAAGATATAAAGTTCTTTGCATTTGGGTTTAAAGGAAAGCCTCCAACTTGATCAACAACTCCCTCAACAAAGCAATCATTTACATCTTCAAAATCATAAGATCTTACGAAATCTCCAACCTTGAATTTTTCAGTTGATGTTCTAGGAACCTCTAATGTTGGATTAAGAGGATTATTTAACATTGAATTTTTGTTTGTGTTTGTGTTTGTGTTTAAGTTTTTCATTTTGTGTTTTTTTAAATTAGTATTGATTTTTGATTATTGATTTGCTATCATTATTTTTTTAACATTGTTTTTGTAGTGATCTTGAACTGCTTGAGCTTGTTTTATTTTGTTTTCAGTTTTCACTATTTCAGCATTGATTACATCCAGCTCATTTATATCCCAGCAGTTTCTTGCTAATGCTTTTAAAGATCTAAGTTTGTTTTTTAAGTTTTTCATTTTGTGTTTTTTTAATTAGTATTTCGTTTTGTTTGATACTGCAATATAATAATAGATTTTCATTCTACAATACAAAATTAAAATTTTTTTTTATTTTTTATTTTTCTTCTCTGGTGAATTTCGTTTAATAAACTTTCTAGGATTTTTGATATACTGATACCATAAAGGGGTGAAAATGCCTTAGATCGCTTATTTTAGGCCTTAAAATGGATATTAAAAAAGCCCAAAAAACTTAATTTCTGGGCTCTTAAAATGAAAAAACTAAACTAAACTAATTGAAAACACTCAATTATATTGTCGCTTTACCATGGCAGATCATCATTTTCTTTTGTGATCATAGGCTCAGATTTAATTTCCTCAGCCTTTGGTTTTGCCTTGTAAGTGTTAAATTTAAATGTCAATGATCCATAATCATTTGTTGTTACTTGGAACTTAAATTGAACATCTCCATTATAAACTTGCCTGGCATCTGCCAATAAATCAGCATGCTCTTTTAAATGATCCATTAAATGTTTTGGGGTTAATACACCATCACAAACAACAAAATCTGGAGCATTATCATTCTTTTTAAATGTTTTGATCCCTTTAATTACTAGGGGATTTTCTTTTTTTACTTCACTCATAATTTTAAAATTTAAATTTATTTGGTTAATATTTCTAATTTTTGATCCAGCTCTTGTTTATAGAGCTTTTTCATTTTATATCCAGATTCTGGATCTGAATATTTTTTTATAACTGCCTCAACTTGTTTTGGATTCTCGCAGATCATAGTTGCATTAAATTGATCCTCTGACAACCAAACCGATTTTCTTGTTTTAGTAGTTGATGGCTGTATTTGAATTTCCTGGGATTGATTCTGATCTATTTTTTTAGATCCAACAGCTCCTAGCATTTCATCAACAGATGCAAATTCTGTATCAATGCCAATGCCTAAATAACCAAGAGCTCTACCAAGAGCTGAGGTTGAACAATTTTCCAAGAAACTTGTTTTGTTAATATTTGAATTATCTCTGTACTCATGAGCATGAGCTCTAGAAATAACCCTATTGTTATGATCTTTAATTGTTACCTCCATAATTACCTCCTTATCATTACAATGAACAACTCTATCCTCAATGGAGATCATTTGATCAGTTTTCTCATTCATTTTTTTTGAGGCTCTGAATGATTTAAGCCTTTCATTTACTGGGGTATAACTTTTACCCTTGATTTTAATGGTTTTCATATTCTAAATAAAATTATATTATACATGGTTTCAATATCAAATCCCAACTCTCTCATGAGTTTAACCTCTTGAATCTTAAAAGTATTAGGATCCTCAACTCTGCCCTTTAATGTTGGCATAGTTAAATTCAAATGTTTTGCAACATCTTTTTTTCTGAGCTTTAGCCTTTTTAATTCAGCTTTAAATAAGAGCTCAAATACATTATATTCCATATCGTGGTTTTTGTGTAATTGCAAATATAATGAAAAAATATTTAAATAAAAGATGTATTAATTAAAATAGATTTTTAATCATCACCAACTTTAATATCCTCGGTGATTTCTGTATCTCCGTTTCCTACCTGGGAAACTACATTTAGATTTCCAGATAATTTATATTGATTTTCTTTTGGGTTAAATGTCATTTTATTAATTGTAACAAGATTATCATCACACTCAGAAAAATCATTATTGCCTGGAGTATTGAAATCGGTGATCCCCCATCCCATCCAGATCCGATCACTAAAAAACATTGGCCTTTTATTAGGATCCATTAGTTTGAAAGTTCCCTCATAATATTTCTGCCTATCCTGGTGATTGTTTGCTAGATCTTGATTGATCAGCTGTGGCAGTTGTTTTGCTTTCTCCCTTTTTTCATCCAGAGTTGTTCCATGAACTGCTTGTGGCCTTGCCCAAACTCTAGTTGTAAAATTATCAATTGTTGGATCTGTTATTCCAACATAATTTCCAATTCCTCTGGCTTTAATTTTTATTTTCTCTGAATCATCAGCTGTATTATCATTTATATCAGCAACAAATGTTTTTGGAGAATCTACTGAATCATCAACATATAGCTGTACATTATCGTAATATGTTCCCTTATATTCTGGAAAAACATCATCATTTAAGTTGCTAGCATTAGATTGAAAAGCATCTCCAAAATATAAAAATGCTGGATAAAATAATATCCTTATGGCAAAATTTGTATCAGCTTGTGAATCAAATTCTCCATATGGGCTGGATATTTCTCCAGAAAAACTCAACCATTTATTATAATCCTCTTTTCTTACTCTTAATTGGCCTCCACCTCTATATGTTGAAATGCTATTTTGCCATCCAGATCTGCTCTCAAAACTGAAATCAACTTTTCCATCATTAGATCTCCAATATTTTTTTGGATTGTTTATATCTATATTCCCAGATGAATCTAGCTCATATAATATAATCCTGTATGGGAGCCTAACCTCATTATAATCAATATTTGCAACAGAACTTAATGGCTGAGGAATTGGATCCATAGCAACATAAACATTTGCCTCAACTCTTAAATTTTCTGTGAATCCTTTTACATTCCTAATATTGGATCCCTGGCCTGTCATTATAGCAATAGATGTTTGTGATGGTGTGTGCTGAGTTCCAGCTCTGATCCCATTATGATAAACTGATGTCATTGGAGTAATTGCCTTTGTAAAAAATGAGGATCCTCCTTGTTTTCTAATATTCGATCCATGAACAGGGCTATTGTTTGCTGAATAACATCTAATCCATTGGCTGGTATATGCAACCTGGGCTGTTGTTGGATAGCCTCCAAAACTCCATCCCTCATGGAATCCAGCTTGTACAGGATTCCCATTGCCGACATATTCCATTCCAGAATTGCTCCAGATTTGATCCTTTTTAAACTGATCAATATTAACCTCATTCTCAATGCTTTTTACTCTTGGCCTGTAAAATTCTTTGAGATCAATTGGCTTTAATTTTTCTGGGGCAATATATAGCCTGGATTCAATTTGATTAGCATAAAAGTTCCCAGTTCCAGATCCGTATTTATGCCATAATGTATTATAATTTAATGTATTTCTTAATCTATTTCTAACAAAATTAAAAGTGTTAGAAACTGGAGTTCCAGAAACATTATCCCTGGCTCTCTCTCTATATTCATTTTGAATATAAGAATCAAATTGCCCCTGGTTTTGATCAATCATCCAATATCCCTGGGATTGATATATTCTAGCTCCTATGGCTTGCATCATATAAGTTAATTGCTCTTTAGCATTTAATCTGCCATATCCATTTTTAAATTGATAGGGAGTTGTAACATATAAGAAAGTTAAAATCCTATCAGATAAAACAGAGTTATTTAATAAATATTCTATATGATAATAGTTAGTGGCATTCCAGAATTGCAAGGTTGTAGTTTCATTATCATCATTAATATTTATCATCTTTAAAATATGATATAAAATTTTGTTAAACTGATTTCCAGTTTCCCTGGGAACTAAATATGATTCCCTACCTTTTAATAATGATAGCCCATCAAATGCTTTAAATTTTAAAAGATTTGGCAATGGATTTATATCTCTGGCCATATCATCAGCAACCAAAAATCCGATCCAATAATTTTTATAAGTTGAGGATCCAGGATCTAAATATTTTAATATAACTCTATGCTCTTTTTCAGAGGTAAAAACTAGATCATCAAATTGTTTTAGAGTTTCCTCCCAAATTTGAATAGTGGCTGATGATCCGTATATAGATCCATATTCATTATCCTCCCCATCATATCTAATAACAATTGGGGATTTTCCACCTTTTACCTGGGATGATGTTCCAGTATATCCTCTCTCTTGAATTATTAATCTATAAGAATGCCCCTCAACATCTCCAAAATCTAAAGTGTATTTATTATTATAAGCCATGTATTATTGTGTATATCTTGATCTTGTTTTTTGTGTACGATCTAAAGCAAGAACTAAATTTTCTCCAGAGATCTCAAATTGGCCTCCAACTTCAACATGCTGAGATCCTCCAGTATTTATCATTGAATTAAGTCGATCCAGGGGAGCAATAACTTCTGGATTAGATCTAGCTCCAGCATATTCACCCATTAGCCCCAGGGTTGCTCCTCCAACAATACCACCCTTTGCAAATGCTGGTACCTTTGCAAAAGATTTTGAAACAATTGCCATTAATCCAGCAATAAGGGCTGGCATAATAAATGCTCCAAGTGGCATTTTTTTTCCAGTTTCTGTTCCAGATTCAACTGCATTTGCTGTTGATACTGCCTTAGATACTGCAATTTGTTTTAATGCTGTTTGCATCAATGTACCAGCAAAAGCCTTTAATGGGTTTGTTGAGTTTGCCATATTGCTGGCAAAATTATCAGCCATGCCTAGCATATTATCCTGTAAAGCCTGGCCAGATTCCTGGAGAAATTGTTGAAAGCCATTATTTTTTTCTTCTAGATCAGTAATGATTCCATCTGGATCTGTTCCAGGATCATCATCATCTCCAGCCCCATCCCCTAATGATGGGGGAGCTTTAAATTCTGGTTGAGGTATTTCTATTTGAGTACCAGCAAAAACTGATTTTGCTTTTTCAACCCATCCCTCAGCCATCTCAACTCCTTTTCCAACAAAATCCCCAACATCATCTGGAGTAATAAATTCAATTTTTTCTCTTGTTGCAACATCTTTTCCAGCTTGTATCATGTTTTCAATAGCACTCTTTCCAGCTTTTTTCATGAGTTCATCTGATTTTTCAGAATGAGCCTTGAATCCCTCAACAACAGCAGTTCCCATCTCCTTTAATCCATCAGAAATTAGATCCGTATCAAAAGTAAATACTCCCTTGATTAAAGTTCCTAGGCCTCCAAATAGATCTTTTATAACTTTAAATCCATTTTGAAAGGCAAAAACCACTCCCTCAATAAAAAGGCTGGCCAGATCTTTAAAGGTTTGAAATAATGCTCCGAATGAATGAACAACAACTGCAAAGGCTGTTGATTCATTATATAGATCAATAAAGAAATTTGCAACATCTGCTAGAACTTCTCTCACTCCTCCAAAATCTTTATGAACAGCAACTGCTAGCATTGCAATTCCACCAACTAGCAACCCAATAGGAGATACTAATAATCCAAAAGCTAGAGCAACTCCTTTAAGAACTCCAATCAAAAATGATCCAGCTGATATAATCATTGGCAATGCCAAAGTAATTCCAGCTAATGATCCAACAAGTAACTGAGTTTCTTTATCTAAGCTAGTGAATGCTGTAACTGCCCTGTTAAATAAGTTTGAAATTTTTGCTATTGCTGATGCAACCATTGGCATTATTACAGCTCCCATACTATTCATGCTGGATGATATGCCATTCATTGCTTGTTTTAATTTGAAACTAGATGATTTTTCAGTTTCTTCAAATGCTTCATCTAATGCTCCATGAGAATTTTTTATCTCAGCCAGTACATCCTTATATGCTTGCCCCTGGGATCCAGCTGTACCTAGAACAGCTGTAAGGGCTCTAATATTAGGGAATAAAGCTGATAAGGAATCAATATTTCCACCAGTAGCCTCCATTAACATTTCAAGAGTTCCAGCTAGGCCATCAGTTGAAAGTTTATTTCTTAATCCCTCAGCTGATAAATCAAATTTTGCAAGTTCATCCCTAGCCTCTTGTGTTGGAGATGCTAACCCAGCCATAATAGATCTCAATCCAGTAACAGCTGAGGCACTATCAACCCCTAATCTTGTAAATGTTGCAATAGATGCTCCGACTTCCTCAAATGAGATTCCCATTGTTTGAGCCATACCAACAACCCTCCCCAGAGTTGGAGCTAATTCTGATGCCTCTAGGTTACCCTGTTCAACAACTTTCTTAAAAACATTCATTGCATGAGTTGCACTCATGTTCTCCTTTTTATAGGCATTCATGATCCCTGTTGTAGCTCTCGCAATATCTTTTACATCACCCATTCCAACAGCTGATGCTTTTGATGCCATGCCCAATAGCTCCAGGGCTTTCTCACCCTTAACCCCAGCTGATGTTACTGCAAATAATGCATCAGATACAGAGTTCATTGATTGCCCAGTTCTCAATGCAATTCCCTTGATATTTTGCTCATACATTTTAAAATGGGATTCTGATGCTCCAACTAAGGTTTTGATCTTAGTCATGTTTTCATCAAAAGTTTTAGCCATCATTGTTGAGGCTGTTCCAAAAATTGTTAATGGCAAAGTTACTGATCGGATAGATGCTCCGAATGATTTTAGAGAAGATCCAGCTGATTTTAAACCAGCTGATAATTTAGAGGTATTAGCCCCTATATTAACCATTAATTGTTTTGTAGCCATAGGATATAGAGTTTAGGCAAATTTACGAAAAATAAAAGTTTATTTTTTCCTTAGATGATCCAGGGGATTTTTTACTGGCTTGTTAAAATTTTTTACTCTTTGTAAAAATGCCTCATATTCTTTTGGAGTTGATTTTGGTTTTCCTATATCCAAATAAGTATCTTGGGGGAGTTTAAACATTTGATGAGGCTTTATCATTTGCCCCTTTTTAATTCCAGAGGTATTATATAGCATAGTTGCATTAAACCTCACTAATTCCCAGGAAAAATATTTTTGTAATAAATGATGCTCAGCCATGAGCTCATTTTCTTTCCATGTAGATCTCCAAAAAGTATCTGGATTTATGCCACATTCTGACATATAAAAATCCATGAGATCATCAATGGTTATGATTTTTTTTTTGCCTTGGTTGTTTGTTTTACATTCCTCTTGATCCCTCCATTCATATCATTCCCCAGGATCCTGGATTCCATCATTGCATCCATTATCTTAGAGATCTCATCAGCAGAAACATCCTCCATCCACATTCCAACCTGGAATTTGTTAAAGGTTATTTCTTTGCCAGTTTCTTGATGATCAGCTAAGATAGCTGAGTAAACAAGATCTCTGATTGCTCCAATGTTTGCAGATCCATCATTAAAAAGATCCCCAATTTTATCAATGGGGATCCCCAGGGCTTCAGTAAAGTTTGCCCAAAAATTCATAGAAAAATGCATTGTATATTTTTTACCATTTAATTCAATGATATAATATCCTCGCCTTTTATTCATTCGCTAAAATTTAATTTATAATCTATTAGTTAGTTGATTTTACAATATCTCCAGTTAGAGTTATAGATCCAGAATAAGATACAGGAGATTCCATCTCTGCACTCATTTCAACTGAATCTAGAAAACCCTCAGCTGTATATATAGCATCACCTGTTACTGCTGTTCCAAATACACAAGTTATTTGAGTTCTAGCTAATACAAAATCAGCCAGCTCAATAGCATTTGTAGTATCAGAATAATCAACTAAACCATCAAAAGAAATAGATCCAGAGATAACACCAGCAATATGTTCAGCAAATCCGTTTGAATCTTTTGTTGTAGCTTCTGGCAGATCATTAGATAGTGATAATGAGCATGATGTTGTGTGCCCTAAAGTATTTCCCTCAACTTTTAGAATTAGATTAGTTCCATTAAAAACATTTGTTGTTGGCATATCTAAAAAAATTTATTTGTTAATATTAATGCCAAAGATACAAAATAAATTATTAAGCTGAATCCCAATCCAGGGCAGTAGTTTGCCAAGTATTGTAATCATTAACAGCCCAAACATTCCCAAGATCTGGATCTATAACTCTATATAAATTTGTTATATCAATTTCAATGCTGAAATTTACAGCCTCCTCTAGATTTGCAGTTTCTGAGGCATTGGTAACAAAGGCATCTCCCCTAAATGTATATCCTGTATCTGATTGAATATAAATATCAACTGGAGTTCTAAGTAAAACAAGATCTGAAAGCTCCTCATAATTTAAGGGATCCCCATATCTTGTTAAACCACCAACTGAGATCTGGGCTGATCTTAATCCACAAATAACCTCCTGGAATCCATTTGAATCTTTGTTTGTTGATTCTGGCAGATCTGCCTGGATCGTTAAATTGCAAGTGTTTGAATGGCCGATTATTTGATTATCTGATGATCTAAAAATTGCAAAATTAGTTCCGTTAATTACAGCCATTATGAGATGGTTTGATCTGTGTTAAATATCCAGCTGAAATCATCATTTAAAATTTGGTACTTAATTCTGCAATAAACTTCTGGAGATCCATTATAATGTTTTGTAAAACTCTTAATTGAAACTCCCTTATTTTTAAAATTAAAAACCTGGGGATTTGCTGATCCAGCTATTGTATTTGTAACCTCAGAATTAAAATAGAAATCATCTCCAAAATGATTAACAATAGCTCTCCTGGGAAATTCAGCAATAACCCTCATGGGCTGATTTCCAGAATATGCAGAATATTCTAATTCAAATGCATTTTTAAGAGTTCCACTAAATAGGATCTCACCTCCACCATTATCATAAAACCAAAGGCACTCCTCAACAAAAATGAAACTCCCTTGCCCTGGAGCTGGTATAACCTCAACCCCCTCAATATCTATAAACCTAACCTCAATTCCAGAGTTCATGGATGTTGATTGATTTGTTGTTAATGTATTAGTTGCTGGATCCCAGCTCTGAACTTCTAATCCAGCAATAATATTTCCATTTAATTGAATTGAATTTCCAGCAACAGGAGTTCCAAAATTCAAACTGATTTGATAGGTTGTTCCTGTTGTAAATGATCCTGTGTGAGTTCCCCTTGCAGTAAGGCCATCAGTTGTATTAAAGTTTGTGATCTTAATTGTTTTGTACCTGGAGCTCTCAATGAATTTTCCATTTTTACCAAATCCTGGTAAATATTTTGGCTGATTAACAGCCTGGGCAGTACCAAAAAAATCTCCCTGGCCATATGTTCCAAGTACAACATAATCAAAGTTATCTGAGATGAATAAATTTTTAGAATCAATATTTAACCCCTTAGCTTTAAAAGCTCCATTAACTTCAAAGGCTGATGTTGGATTTGTTGTTCTAATTCCAACCTTTGCATTTGATGCAGAAAATAAATGAGTTTGCCCTATAAATTCAGATTCACCTCCAACCTCTAGATCATTGGTAACATCTAGATCTCCAGAGATCTCAGCTCCTTGGCCAGATCTGCCTAATTTTAATGCTGTTGTATTTCCCTCACCATCTTCAATTGGAGTTGTTCCAGATGCTGGAATTGGCTGAGTTGAATCCTCAGCTTTTAATAACCCATTGTAAGTATCTTTGATCTGTTGATTTCCTAAATCTGCCATAATTATTTTTTAAATATTTTTTCAGCTGATCTCATTCCAAAATATGAGGCATAGGTTGTAGTTAAAAGGATCTTATATAATTCGATCCATTCATTATTTATATTAAATGCAATCTCTAAAGAATCAGCAACAATAAATAGAAATAATGATATTGTTAAAAATATCAGAGTTAATGGCCTAACAGATTTGGATAATTTATTATCTGATTTCATATCATAACCCCATCTATTTGAGATCTCATTCATCTCTTTCATCTCTTGATCCAGGATCATCTTAGCCTGTTCTTTGTCAGCTGGAGGCATCTCTGGATCCTTATCAATTAAGTTTTTTACAATTCCGAGAACTCCAGAATCTGGCATCAGATCTCCAACAACATTTAAGATCTTAGAATTTTTGCCTAATAAAAATTGCCCCAGTTTTGTTTCTTTAAATGCTTTTTTTGCCATGATATTAAATTTGTGAATATTCTGTTTTACAATCAAAACAAGGGCATGCCTTGGAGCTCCACTGGTTATGCCCAGAGATCTTAGCCTCTGGATATATTTTTCTAAGATCTTTTAGTAATGATCTTAACTGATGTTTTTGAATATCAGTTCTAGTATCTTTTGGATCTCCGTTTTGATCTAAGCCTCCAATATAACAGATCCCCAGGGATGATCTATTTATGCCCTTTACATGAGCTGGGATCCTGTCAACATCTCTACCAGTTTCTATTGTTCCCCTGGCATCATTACGAACTACCCAATTGTAGCCTATGCCACTCCAGCCCCTATTTTTATGCCATCTATCAATATCCTCAGCTGAGAAATCCATTCCCTCCTTTGTAGCTGAGCAATGAACAACAATATGCTTTATTACTCTTTTACTTTTTTTTACCCCTGGTATTGGGTTTTCTTTTTTTGGTTGCTTTTTTTCTTCTACTTGCATAATAATATTTCTTTGTTCCTTTTATAAGTTTTGGATCAATACAATCATCTTGTTTACAATCATCTGGATCATCACAGCATTCAGCCAGATCCTTAGCATTATAAACGAAAAACTTTTTGATCCATGCCCATATTTTTTTTAATGTCATCATAATAATTAAAGTTGCCAATTTATACCTAGTTTTAAATATTTTAAATTCTTATCCCAGAATTTTGTTTTTTCGAGCTCAGCAAATATGCCAAATGATCTGCTTAAATACCATCCAGCAACTACCCCATAATTGTAATCAATCCAATTATTTTTATCCACATGGAGCTCATATGAAAAATCCTCATTCCCATAAATATGCTCATGAATTGGATATACTGAAGCCCAGGCATGCATATAAAAATTATCTTTGAAAGTATAATAATCAGCTCCGAAAACTCCAGATAATGTTGCTAATGTTCCGATCTTATCAAGTTCCTCAGTATTATAAGCATTAACAATTTTCCAATAATGATTAGCTCTAAAATCTTGATCTGTATCAGCAATTCTATCCCCATTTGGATTAGTCCACCACCAATCAGCATTATCTATAACCCCATCATTATCATAATCAATGCTATAATAATGATCTGTAAATCCTCGATCATATGCTAGATCCCACCATGGATTATTTTCTAAATAATCATCAATTGGTAAATAACCAAATGGCAAATGAGTTCTAACTACTGATCCCAGGCTTAATGATAGTTTTTTGTTTTTACCTATTGGCAATCTTAATCTCAGATCTAATGCCTGGTAATCTAAATTGATCAATCCGTTTTGTTGATACTCACCTTTGATCATCCAATAATTAGCCATATATCTCATAAAATATTTTTGAGATGTATATTCTCGGCCTTGTTGTTTTCCCTTGCTATATTGAGCCTGGTATTCCCATCCAGAAACTGCTCCAATATTTGATGATAATCCATATGATTGCTCAGATCCATCATACCATTTTCTGGCCTTATTTTCATAATCATACCTGGCAATTTTTCTGATCCCAAAATTCATGATATAATCATTTTCAATTTCTGGAGATACATTTATAACCTCTCCAGCTTGTGTTACAAAATATCTCTCTGGCTGAAATAATGGGCTATTCTCTGAATGGCTTGCATAAAGAGTTGAATATTTAAAAAAGTTTGTAACCCATTTAAATTTTCTCTTATTGTTTTCTTGTGCTGTTATATTGAACACCAGGAACAAAGTAAACAGCATTGTTATTATTTTTTTCATATCCTCCTAAATTTAAATCTAATTTTTTATAATGTTTTTTTTTCTCAAATAATGGGATGGTTAAACTTATAGTCAATCCTCCCAATGTTGTTGCTAATATATCATCATGATCAACATAACCATCAAAATATTTAGCATCAATTAATTCCTTGCTAACTCCAGCCATAAATGATGAGCATAATCCACTCCAAAAAGCTAATTTTTTATCCCCTGTTTTAGAGTATGCATAAGTATAGGCAGTACCTCCAATTATAAATCCTCCAAGATAATGGAGCTCATGATCTTTTTTTATTTGAGCATTAGCATCCATGATCATTAGAATCAAAATTTGGAAGATAATAATCCATCTATTTCTTTTTGCATTATTCCAATACATTCATCATCCAGTTTTAAGCTGATTCCAGCCTCAATTCTTTTTATCTCTTTGCCATTTTGATATAAGATCAGAGTTGGCAAAAACTCAATTTTTTCCTTTGCAAATATTTCACCATGTTTTTCTAGATCAAACTCATGAATATTGTGAGATCTAAAAGGTTTTAGATCTATTTCACCATCAGCACAAAATTCAGCAGAAAATTGAACAATGCTGATTCCATCCTTGTAATTTTGCCCAGAAATATTTAAGGTAAATAATAAAAACAAAATTGTAAATAAAGCTCTCATTTAGTTCACTTTTTTAGAGATCTCATACAGCCTCTCATCAATCTTGTTTAAAGATTCTTTCACCTCAACAACATCCTCCTTGATCCCATTAACATCAACCTCAACCTTTTCAATAATTTTTCTGGTGAGCTTGTCCTTAAACTCATATTCAACTCCAGTTATTTCTGGAACTGGCAATTCTTTTGCCTCAGCAATATCTGCCTTTAAAGTGAAATAAGTTGTTGCCAGGGAAATAGTAAATCCAATAATGATCCCAATTGTTTTTAGATCCAGGGTTACCTTTGATTCTTCTGAAATTTCTGTTGCCATTAGTTCTCCATTGTTTTAAAATTAATATCTATTACAGATCTAACATAATATCCATCAGATCTCTGTTCTTGGAAAAAATTAATATTATCTAGTTCAACGGAATAGATTTTAAAACCTGTCATTCCATCATACCATGGAGCATTGCCCCTAACTATAATTAGATCCATTAAATTATCTGAGATGAAATTGCATTGTTTATCTCCTCCAGATGTTTTTGCTGATCTTGTATGAACTTCAAATGTTATAATATTATCAGTTCCATATGCATCCCTATTAACAGCTGAGGATTTTGATTGGTTAGATCTTATGTAAATATACGGATAACTTTGATTAGGGAGGATCTTGTTTGTAAATTGAATTGTATTTCCTCCAATAGCATTATCCAGAGTATCTCTAACAAGAAAACTCTGATCAAATATTTTTTTTCTTATTTGTGCATGTAGATTTCTCATTTTTTCCAGATGTTTAAAATTCTTTTTTGAATGTTTTTAAATAGAGTATCAAAATTCTTGCTCGCAGAGGGGAATAGATGGGGCTTAGCTGGGATATTTATTGGCAATGTTATAGTTCTCCATTCGCCATCAATTTGAACTCTCCTGGAGCCTGTTTTTCCTTGCCCTTTAAATTGCATTGCATAGGATTCTGGGATCCCTAATTTTGTGAGCTCGCTTGTATCAACAAATGCTCCAGTTCCAAATTCAATGAATGGGGCATATAATTTTGTATTATAAACTCTGGCCGTATTTCCAGATCTTTCTGGAAAATAACTTTGAGATAATTTACCAGTTTTTTTAGGAGCTAATCTAGAGGCATCTTTGGCTGTATGCATTGCCCAGGCTCCAACTTCTGATGATAGCCCTCCCTTATCCAGCCTCTCTAGTTCGGCCATAGATTTTTTTAATCTAGCCATATCCCTGGGATTAATCCTAATTGAATTTTTTTTAGCCATTATGGATTGATCATTGTTATTAATTTAGCCTCAACGAAATATTTATATTTATTGTCATATAAGGCCTCAATTTGATACTTTTGCCCATCTAATAAAACAAATGAATCTGATGAAATATTTGTTGAGCCTAATGGATAAACAGAGTTTTTTCTAAATACAGCTGTAACTGATTCATATTGAATATCTCTGCCATCCTCTTGTTTTATTTCTCCTCCAGTTGGCTCCCATTTACACCATACAAATTTTGCATCCTGGCCTCCAGTTTCTTCATTGTAACCACCATATCCACCATCCCCAAAATTTTCAAATTGAGCAACCTTTACTCTTGTATTTAGATCTCCAGGCTGAAACATTATATGAAAGGAGTTTTATATTTATCAAGTAATTGCATAGTGTTCCCAGGTAAAATATTTACAGCTTTTCCAGCAATAAAATCAGATCTGAAATCATAAAGATTTGCAATCATTTTAAATAGGATCATTTTAAATTGTTGAGTAACAGCTCCAGTTGTTTGATAATCGATCAGAATATCTGTTAAATTAGGATCATTGAATTTGATCTGGCTTTTTCTAGTTCCTAAAAATTCATAATCTTCTATTGTGTTATTATCCATATCTTTTACTGAATGAATTGTCATATCCAAAGTTCCAACATTTTCATTTGCAAATGGTAAAATAACAACTCCATCATAGGGTAAAGAGCTTAAAAAAAGTTTTCTCCTTTTAGCTATAAAATCAATGCCAGCATAATTCTCAGCACAATCTGAGGCATATTGCCTAATGTCCTCTAACAATGTATCATCATCAGTATTATCAATTCTAAGATAATTTTTAATCTCACTTACTGGGCAGATTGTATCTATATCTCCAATAATAGAATGTATCTCCATTTGATCCATCATAGCTCATCAGTATTTATTGATGCATTAAATTCCTCCTCACTTATAACCCCATCATTATTAGCATCTATTTTAGCAAAACCTTTTTTCTTCTGAACTTTTGATGCCCATCCTTTTGAACACCATTTTTCAGCAACCTTTTTTGGAACATCATATTCCTCCCCCTCTTTATATACTTTTTTAGAGCTGATGATGTCCGATTCGATTTTAATTTTCATGATATTTAAATTTATTGTAAAAATACAAAAAAAGAGCCAGATGAAATTCCAGCTCTTTTAAACCAATACAAAATAAACCAATTATGAAAACTCAGTTAATTGATGCAAAGTTATTAAAATTTTTTTTGTACTTCCCTCCTGGAGTTATTTTAACTGATTTCATTTTGCCATCATTTTTAACAATATAAAAGCCT